GACTTTGTGGAAAATCACTTTCTTCCCATATTTTTCTCTTTAGAATAACAAACTCAATATCAATATTTTCTTCAGGTACTTTAAATTGTTTACTATAATAGTTTTTGTAAAACATTAGTTGAAACTGCTTACCTTCATCTTTTTTAGCATCGTCATTCCAACCTCGAGTGGATGTTTTAAAATCAATGATTTTATGTTTATCTGTATTCTCATTATATAAAACTAAATCAAGATAACCTTTATATAGCAGATTTTTAAATCTTTCATTTGGATTAATCACAATAGGTATTTCACAACCTATTAAATGCCATCCTTTAATACTGAAATATTGACTTCGTTTTCTTTTTAAAAAATTTAAAATAGCTAACCCATCATCATAAAACTCTCTCATTTCTGGAGATGAACTAAAATGAATATTTTTATTTCGTTTATATTCTTCTAGATATACTTCTCTGAATTTGTTTTCAAATTCTTGTTCTATATCTATTCTATCAGCAGCCGCTCCACTTTCTTCATACATTATAGTTAAATAATGTTGAATTACTTCATGCATTGCTGTTCCAAATACAGTATGAATTGTAGGTGTATACTCTTGAAGACCATCCTTATATTGTAACTTCCATTTTAAAGGACAGTCATTATAAGTAGAGAATTGACTATAAGATATTGTTTTCTGGAAAGAATAGTTAATATCTTGTGGGATATGATTTTTAATAGCCCTTACTACGAATGGTGTTTTCTTACTCACTTTGTGTTTTTTGAATGAACTGCTGTTTTAATTTTTCTAAATACAAGATAGCATCCATATGCTCTTGTTTAGCATGTTCAATCCAATCTAACATAGATAAATCAGTTCTATCTAAATCAGTACCATATTTTTCTTTTCCCTTAACACTTCGTTCTTCGAACTGTTTAATTATTGACAAAACTATACTATCCATTTTTTAATAACTTTTTTTGTTCTTTTTCTTCAACACCTAATTTAGTGAGAATAGATTTAACACCTGTTTCTCTCAAAATATAAGTATACTCTTCTGCTTCGCCAAGCGAACATTCATAATAAGAAGCAATATGTTTTAGCAGAGCTTCTTTAGGTTTTGATTTAGAGGACTTAATATATTTAAGGAACATTTTGTTTTTGGGTATCATATATAAATATATATTATATGTTTTCTCCTTATCAGTATATGGGAAAGTCTGAACTAAATTTACAAACTCAATGTACTCAGGATTCATACTGAGGAATCGATGAACCATATAACAGTTAAATGATTCTTTCTCTTCCTCAGTAAATGAATTCCAAGATTTTTTCTCGTAAGTGATCTGATTAAGCCAATCAAAGAGAGTCATTGTACTTCTGATATTCTTCTCTAAATTCAGTTGGTAACATTTCAATTAAGATCTTACCTGAAGTAGGATCATAAAAACAAGGAACAGGCATAATTGCGTCCTCTGATGTGCCAGCTAAGAACTTAGACACCTTACGTAACAAAACACCCTCAGTGAATACTTGTTTTCCTTCAGGAGAAACAATAGGTGTTGTTTGACTTGGATCAACTTTGATGTTGAGATTTTGTTGTTGATTACTCATTTTATTTATTATTAATTATTTTTAAAATTGAGGCTAATAAAGCCATTACATTGATTTCTTTATCAATTCTGAAGTTAGCATGGTACATATAACTTTCTATTTCAATAACAATCATTGCTTTCGCTAGATCATTATTACCATACTCATCTAAATTATCATATAAGAATCTATAAATCTCTTCAAAATCATCCAAATTACTATCAGCAAGTATTTGTCTAATGTTTTTAAAACTAGATTTAGATGGTGATTTAAGTTCTTTTAATACTCCATCTTTATAACTGTTTGATGCTAGTACTGTTTTATCTATTTTAAGAGTACCTTCAACATTATTTACTTGACAAGTATTTAATATTTTTCTAATGTCAGGATAATGTTTATTAACTACTAATGCTAGATCCTCTAACTCATAGTTAACATTTTCTTGATCTAAAATAGTTGATATATGTTGCGCTACTTCTTTTTTAGATGGAGGTGTAATCTTTAATACTTGACAACGAGATTGAAGTGGATCAATTATTCGTTCAAGGTAATTACATGTTAGAATAAAACGTGTAGTACGAGAATATGTTTCAATAATATTCCTAAGTGATGCTTGTGCTTGAATAGTTAAGAAATCTGCTTCATCTAAAATGATAATTTTAATAGGCTTAAATGAAGCGCTTGAAGCAAAACCTTGAACTTTATCTCTAATAGTATCAATACCTCTTTCATCTGAAGCATTAATATAAAGGTAATCACAATTGAAATTATTTACAATTAATTTAGCTAATGTTGTTTTACCTGTACCAGGTGTACCATACAATAGTAAATTCTGTAAATCATTATTGTTGATATATTGATGAACAATTTGTTTTAACTGTTCATTACCAACATACTCGTCTAATGTTTTAGAGCGATATTTTTCTACAAATAAACTATTTTCTTTCATATAACCAAATATAATAAAAAATGGCCCGAAGGCCAAATTTTAATATAATATGTTTTTAAATATTACTTAGATTTTATCAAAGTATTCAGCTTTGTATTCAACACTATTACCTTCTCTTTTTCCTGAAGCTACTATAAATTCACCATTTTTGATATATCCTGTAGTTCCTTCAGGTACATAGAGTTCAGTTCCATCATACCCAGTAGGATCATCATATCCTCTAGCATTAGGAACTGTTCTACCTTTAGGTCCAGGATAATCACTATATTCTTCAATATAGTACCAGTCTACATTAGATCTATGAGTTGGTTTACTTTCGTTTTCAGCTAATGCTTTAATGATTTCTTCCTTGATAATCTGTTTTAACTCAGATACTTTCATAATTAATATTTATAAGCATTATCAAGTATATAATCCTGTACTTCATCACTCACATCAAGTGCGCCTGGGAACTCGTCTTCAAAGTGCATCCAAACACCCTCTGCAAATTCATTATCCCAAAATGACGCGCGTCCTAATCTTGCAAATTCTTCATCAGATTGTGAGTTTCTTAACTCAGCTATAGCATCATCTATATATTGTCTAACTTCTGGTGTTAATGGAACTTTTTCAGATTCATTTTCATCCATCATTCCTCTCATTTGGCTCTCAGTGATCAAACCAGCGATTTTTTGCATTTTTAAGAATTCCTTATTCATAGCATTAATATTAGTTTAATTATACATATTAATAGTCTCCATACATGTTAAACTTTTTTGGAGGAATTGGTTTTATTTCTGCTACAGTTGATACAATAGCATACAATTCACCTTTTATAGGTGATAATCTAAAATCGCATGGTTGTTGGGTTTCTTGAAAATAACCTTCTAATGCTTCAGTTAATGAAGTGTATACCCATTGAGTGGGATCACTTAGCAACACCCAACAGTCTCCTGGTGGGCGTCGCTTAGCGATTAATACTAATTCTTCTTTGACTTCAGTAGCCATTAGAACATACCTCCCATTCCACCCATCATATCATCCTGTTTTTTCTCTTCAGGTTTATCTACGACAGTACATTCTGTTAATAGAATTGTTCCAGCTACTGATGCCGCGTTCTCAATTGTAGTACGAGTAACTTTAGTTGGATCAATAATACCTGCATCCTTCATGTTAACGAATTTTTCAGTTACTAAATTATATCCTTTCCAGTTATCACTACCACCTAACTTATTAATTAAATAATAAGCCTCTTGTTCTGTAGAACCAGCGTTAGTAAGAATTTTCATAAATGGTGCACCACATGCTGTGTAAACGATTTGGCCACCTACTGATTTGCGATTCTTGATTGCTTCACGAGCATATAATAAAGCAGCACCACCTCCAGGAACAATACCTTCTTCAATTGCGGCTTTAGTTGCTTGAAGTGCATCATCAACTCGGTCTTTCTTTTCTTTGACCTCAGTTTCAGTATTTCCACCTACATGAACAATAGCTACTCCTCCGACAAATTTCGCGAGTCTTTCTTGTAGTTTTTCTTGTTCGAAAGGTGTTTTTGCTTTTTCGATTTGGAGCTGTAACTCTTCAATACGTGCTTGTATTCGTTCAGATTCTCCTCTTCCGTCAACGATTGTTGTTTCATCTTTTGTAATTGTAACTAATCGGGCTTGACCAAACCATTTTGCATCAAAACGATCTAATTTCATACCCTTATCAGTACTAAATACCTCACCTCCTGTTAAGATAGCAATATCATCTAAAATAAGTTTTCTACGATCACCAAAGTCAGGAGCTTTAACCGCCGCTACTTTAAGTGTACCTCTCATTTTATTAACAATAAGTGTTGCTAATGCTTCACCATCAATGTCTTCAGC